TTACGCAGTCATATTCGGCTGCTTCACACGCATGGCCCGGATTGCGTTCAGGATAGCGATGACAGAAACACCTACGTCAGCGAATACCGCCGCCCACATATTTGCATACCCCAAAGCGCCTAAAACCAGTACCAGGAATTTAACGCCCAGGGCAAATACGATGTTCTGATTGGCAATACCAATGGTCTTACGGGCAATCTTCATAACGGCGGCAATCTTGGACGGTTCATCCGTCATCAGAACGACGTCGGCAGCTTCGATAGCAGCGTCGGAACCCAAACCTCCCATAGCAATACCTACATCGGCTCTTGCCAGCACAGGGGCATCATTGATACCATCCCCGACAAAGACCAGCTTGCCCTTTTCGCTTTTCTGCTTCAGCAGATCTTCCACACGGTCAACCTTGTCAGCCGGGAGCAGTTCGGTATATGCCTGATCCAGACCAAGGCGGCCGGCTACCTTTTGCCCAACCGCATCTGCATCACCGGTCAGCATAACAGTTTTGCGGATACCGGAAGATTTCAGCAGCTTAATAGCTGCCGGTGCATCTTCCTTGACTTCATCTTCGATGACAATACACCCGGCATATTTTCCGTCACAGGCCAGATAAACCACTGTACCAATGGAAACAGACGGTTTGTACTTGATGTGTTCCTTTTCCATTAGTTTGGCGTTGCCAGCCAGAACCGATTTGTCGTCAATGACAGCCTGCACACCATGACCGGCAATTTCCTGCACGTTGGAAATACGGCTGTTGTCGATTTTCTTCCCATAGGCTTTCTTGATCGAGAGCGAAATAGGATGGTTGGAATAATCCTCTGCGTATGCCGCCAGCTCCAGAAGCTTTTCCTCTTTCATGCCATTGGGATGGATTTCACTTACCGCAAAAGATCCTTTGGTCAAAGTGCCAGTCTTATCAAAGACTACAACTTCGGCATGAGCCAGAGATTCCAGATAGTTGCTGCCCTTTACGAGAACACCAATCCTGGAAGCACCGCCGATACCGCCAAAGAAGCTAAGCGGGATGGAAATGACCAGCGCACAAGGACAGGAAATAACCAGGAAAGTCAAGGCTCTGTAAATCCAGACGCCAAACGCCTGCCCAGTAATAAGCGGCGGCAGGACTGCCAGCGCAAGGGCGGCAAACACCACCGCAGGCGTGTAGTAACGGGCAAAGCGTGTAATAAAGTTCTCGGTTTTTCCTTTTTTATCGCTTGCATTTTCAACCAGGTCAAGGATTTTCGCTACGGTGGATTCCCCAAACTCTTTTGTTGTCTGGATAGTCAAGATACCAGTCTGGTTGATGCAGCCGCTGATGACCTCCATTCCCGGTTCCACCTCACGAGGCATGGATTCGCCTGTGAGGGCGGATGTATCCAGAGCGGAAGAACCTTTGATGATGGTTCCATCCAACGGGATACGTTCACCCGGCTTTACTACGATAACAGAACCGATCTGAACTTCGTCAGGGTCAACCTGCACCAGTTTGCCGTCCTGTTCGACGTTCGCATAGTCCGGTCGAATATCCATCAGGCTGGCAATAGATTTTCTGGATTTGGAAACCGCATAAGATTGGAACCATTCTCCAACCTGATAGAACAGCATAACGGCGACACCCTCTGAATGTTCGCCTAAAATCAATGCGCCGATGGTGGCAATCGTCATCAGGAAATTTTCATCAAACACCTGCCCATGCAGAATGTTCGTAATTGCTTTCCAAACAATATCCCACCCAACTACTGCATAGCAGACAAGGAATACTCCCATCTCCACATATTCGGGGAGATGGAGCAGACTGCCTGCAAGGAACAGCACCGCCGCCACAAGGATGCGTGTAAGCAGATGCTTTTGTTTTCGTGTCATAAGTTAAGTTCTCCTGTTACACCATGTCAGAACGAATGCCGAAGCACTGCCCATCCAAAGTCGATTCTCAGAGGAATTACCAGATGTCTGGCCCTGGTGGTGCGTCCCAAAACGCGAGGCGGTAAAAGAAGAAATGCAGGCAGATCCACGTTGGGATGAATGGGTACGAAAGACAAAAGCATAAGTCTCTTACTTTTCAACTTGTAACAGCGTCTCTTCGGAGGCGCTTTCTTTATACCCTTTGGAAGGAGGTGACCGCCTGTGATCTGTATCTATGAAGCCAACACCACAACATGGACTGGTAACGGCCTGTGCATCCTGCAGCCCTTCTCCTGCACGGTGAAGGAAATCGCGGGCGGCGATTTCGGCCTGACACTGATACATCCCATTACGGAAGACCTGCGCTGGAAGGAACTGCAGGAGGAGCGGATCATTAAAGCGCCGGTTCCCGCCTACAGGCCGCTGGAGGATGACGGCACGGTCATCGTACCTGCGGAACAGGCTACTGAGCAGTGCTTCCGCATCTATTCCGTTGCCGTGGACACGGCAAGCCATGAGGTGACCGTAGAGGCGCGGCATATCAGCTACGACTTCATGGGCAATATGTGCGGCAGACTGACCTCTCAGATGGGTACGTATGTGGTGAACGCGCTGACCAAGATGCGCCAGACGCTGTTCACGCCGGACGACCGGATTCTCGCCACCAACATCACCCGCCGGGTCAACCTGGGCGACCGCAGCTTCGTCAATCCCATCAAGTTCCTGCTCGATCCGGAGTACGGACTTGTGCAAAGGGCCCGGGTGCGGCTGGTGCGGGACAACAACGACTTCTACCTGCTGGACAACGATGAGCCCGCAGACCGGGGTTATGAGATCGCTTACGGCAAAAACATGACGGGTATCTCGTGGAGCAAAAGCACGGATGAGGTAATCACCCGCATCGTTCCCCTTGGCGAGGATGCGGATGGCAAAACGCTGCTCCTGCCGGAGAAATGGATGGACAGCCCGCACATCGGTGAATATCCCGTGGTACATACAGGCACGCTGGCCGTTTCGGATGCGAAAGAGGTCGTGGTCAATGAGGATGATGAAGAAACACCCTCCGAGGACATCACGCCCATGTCGAAGGATGAGTGCTATGCGCTCATGCGGCAGGCGGCCGCGGATGAATTTGCTAAGGGCTGCGACCTGCCCGATCTGACGCTGGAGATCGACTTCATCCATATCGGCGATACGGAGGAATATAAGCAGTACCGCAATCTGGAGCGGGTGTTCCTGTACGATCTGGTGCGCATCCGTCACGCGCCGACGGGCTTTGTGGCGAAAGCGCAGGTATCCGGCTATGAATGGGACGCATTGACCAGACGGTACAGCAGCATTACCGTCGGGAACGTGTTCGCCGTGGAGAGCAGCGCGGTGGCCGGGTACCAGCTGACGGAAGGCGCGGTGACGGCGACAAAGATCGCGCCTGGTTCCGTGACAGGCAGCAGTCTGCGGGAACTGTCCGTCACCAACGCCAAACTCGCGCATGCCGCTGTGGGCACGGCGAACATTCAGGACGCGGCGATCACGAGGGCGCAGATTGCGGACGCAGCAGTCGGCACGGCGCAGATTGGGCTGGCGGCGATCACCCAGGCGCTCATCGGCGCGGAGGCGGTAGGCACCACGCAGATCGCGGACGGTTCCATTACAGATGCCAAAATCGTGGAGCTGACCGCCAACAAGATCAACGCCGGCACCCTGTCCGTGGAGCGGCTGGAGCTGGTCGGGTCAAAGAAATCTGTGGTCTATGCGCTCAACAATACCGGCGATCTCGTTTCCCAAAGCGTGGATACGCTGGACGGCGATGTGCTGACGGAGCGCAGCATCACGGGCGACAAGATCGTAGCCAACGCCATCACCGCCAACGAAATCGCGTCCCGGACGATTACATCAAACGAGATTCTGGCAGGGACGATCACCGGCGCGGAGATTGCCGCAGAGACCATAGAGGGCGCGAACATCAAGGGCGGCACGATCACCACCGGGCATGTTGCCTCTGATTTTGGCAAAACCCTCGACCTGTCCAGCAACGAGGGCATCAATCTGCGGGTATCCCAGGTGTATGAGGATATGGACGAGCTGGTGGGATTCCGGATGGAGATCACAGCCACTTCGGATATTCTCTCTGAAGATATCCGGACCACCACGCTGACGGCGCGGGTCTGGCACGGCAGCCAGAATGTTACAAACGATATTCCCGCGTCCCGGTTTCAGTGGAAACGGAAATCAGCGGATGAGACAGCGGATAATATCTGGAACGCCGCGCATACAGGAATGAAAAGCATCACGCTCACCACAAGGGACGTGCTCTACAGCGCCACCTACGACTGCGAACTGACAGAGGAGGAAGGATCATAACATGGCCATTATTGCAACGGGCTCAAAAACCATCATCGACTTGTCGGACGGCAAGTCGCTTTCTGTTTATCTGGGAGCGAATCAGCCCCGCACGCAGATCAATGACGTGAACGCAGGCGCTTACAGCCCGGACTGGACGACCACGGCCGGAAAGCTGGTGATCACGCCTGTGGTCTACGCCAATCAGACCGCCATTGCGCTGAACAACGCCGCGCTCACCATCAACTGGAAACGCAAGGATGGTTCCGCCGCTGAGGCTGCGCTCAGTTCCGGCGAAACGGTCAGCGGCAAGGTACTGACGGTCAGTAAAAACAACCTGGCGACCGCCACCAGCAAATAGCTGACCTACATCGCTTATGTGGCCTATGCGGATCCGGATACCGGACTGACCATTAACGCTACGGCGGATATCACCTTCGCGCTGCTGACCACCGGCGAGGACGCGAAAAGCGCATGGATCAGCGGTGAGCAGGTGTTCAAGTACAACGCCGCCGGGTCTGTGTCTCCCGCGCAGATCACCCTGACGGCGAACCTGCAGAACGTGACCATGGGCAAGTGGCAGTACAAGAACAGCTCCGGCGCGTGGACGGACTATCCCACCACCAGCGACAACGCCGGCATCACGGGTGCGACGCTCATCGTGAAGCCCACGCACGCCATCTGGGTCGGCCAGAGCGCCACTCTGCGGATCACAACCTCTGATGCGAATATCGGAGATGCCACTTCCATCTACAAAGTGCAGGACGGCCAGGACGGCGCGCCGGGTGGAGAAGGTCAGCCTGCGTCGCTTGTGTTCCTGACGAATGAGAACATGACTTTCGCTGGAACGAATGCCGGCAAGGTGGCGGCGGCCACGAAGACCTGCCATGTAGTGGCTTATACCGGCACTACGAAGGTCACGCCCACAGTCGGCACGCCCACCGGGATGCCCGCAGGTATGACGATTGCGGTCGGCAGCGCCACGGACAACGAGATTCCGCTCACCATCACCATCGAGGCGAATGCCACGCTGGGCGGTTCAGGGCAGACGCAGGGCGAAATCTCGGTGCCTGTTACTTCGCCTGTGGAAACCACGCTGAAGATTCAGTGGAGCAAGGTGAACACCGGCGCGACTGGAACGGCGGCCTATGTGCTGACAGTCTATTCTTCGGACGGTACGGTGTTCACCAACGGCCAGGCAAACGATACAGATGGAATTACGCTGCAGGCGCAGTTCTATCAGGGCTCTTCCAACCTGACCGCCAACAGCAAATCTTATTTCCTTTGGGAAAAGTTCGAGAGCGGCGCCTGGGTGCAGGTGCAGGCGGATACAGCTGGCACAGCAGGGAGCGCTTATACCGTCCATGCCGCAGATGTGCAGGGTTCCACAACTTACCGCTGCCGGGCGCGTTACAACAGCACGACGGTTTTCTTCTACGACACCATCACCATCATCGACAAGACCGACAATTACCAGGCGGACATCGACAGCACAGCGGGAGACGTGTTCAAGAATACCGTTGGCCAGACCTGCCTCATCTGCCGTCTGTGGCAGAACGGACAGGAAGTCGATCCGCTCAAGTCCACTACCTATTCCAAGACAGCGCCCTCGTCTCCCGCGACGGGGGATTTCTATTACTGGATTCAGACCAGCGGCGCGACCACCAAACTCATGCGCTACAGCGGCTCTGGCTGGGAGGATGTGACCAGCGATGACACGTATAAGCACGAGAAGACCTACAAGTGGTACCGCAGGGATAAGGATGGCATCCCTATGGACAGCGGTGCGGTGTTCGCCACAAGCAAGGTCATCTATGTGGACGGGGACGATGTGACGATAAAAACAGTATTCGTCTGCGAGGTGGAATAAGCCATGATCGCACAGGCGCATTTTACCATTACCGATCTTTCGGACGCCACGGCAGAGGTCATTGTCGGCACACAGACCGCTGCCACCAATGCCTGGAAGGGGTCGGCGACTTTCACGGAGCTGAAGGACGGCCAGACCATCCTGTATTGGCTGCCCTTTGCGGGGACAAGTACGGCGGCAACGCTGGAACTGACGCTGCCGGACGGCACGACCAGCGGCGCGGCGCCGGTCTATATCAACGGCACGACCCGCTGTACCACCCATGTGGCTGTCGGCAACGTGACACAGATGACCTACCGGGTCAATACGCCCATCAACGGCAGTACTGCAAAGTATACGGGCTGGTGGATCACCAGAAATCAGGATACCACCACCAATTACTACGACCGCATGCAGTACAAGGCGTCCGTCACGGCAACAGGCGCGATTGCGGCAGGCAGGCTGGGCGTTTTCAACAGCGCGGGGAAACTGATTCTGCTCTCGACTGCGGCTTTTGATGTGACAAAGCCCATTCTGTACATCGGCACCGCCTATGCCACAGGCAAGCTGACCCAGACCGACAATTACATCTCCTGGGGCACGGAATTTTCCCTGGAAAATACAGTATCGGGTTTCTCCGGTACAGCCGGCGCGACGGTGTATATCAGGGGGACGCTGAACGGGAATATGTTCACCCCTGCTTCGGGTGTGCTGACCACGACGGCTCCGATCACGGAGGACGGATACACCTACATCCTTCTGGGCCTGATGAGTACTACGACCGCCGCGGTGCTGGCTCCGGAGCATCCTATGTTCCGGTACTACAACGGCGGCTTCAAGACGATCTCCCAGATCTCGTATGAAGCTTTTCTGACAGCCGAAGAAGCGCAGGAGGCCATTGACGCGCTGGCGGTGGGTGGACGCAATTATATCCTCAGCTCTGGCTCGGAGGTGGCGACATCCTCCGCGCAGGTTGCCCGGTACGCTCTTTCCGAACCAATGGTTGCCGGGGAGCAGTACACTGTCTCCCTGACGCTCACGCCCATGGAAGAATACGCCGGTCTGACCGTGCGCACCTCCGAGGGCGATACTATTTTGGCAACAATCGATTTGCAGGGAGTCACCAGGCAGACAGTACAGGCGACCTTTATTGCGGAATACGCCGAGGGCAAATCTCCGGATGACGCGCCGGACAACGCCGACATCCTCATCTACCGCAAGCCTGCCAGCGCCGGGACGGCCACGACCATCATCCACCAGATCAAGCTGGAAAAGGGCAACCGCGCCACGGACTGGACGGCAGCTCCGGAAGACGCGGAAGAGGCGCTGGAACAGAAGCTGTCCTCCGTGCGCGCGCAGATCAGCACCGAAGCGGACAGCATCCGCTCGGAGGTACAGGCTACCTACGCCCTTGCCAGCGATATGACGCAGGTTGCCCAGCAGGTCGGCACGCTCTCGGAACAGACGCAGAGCAATTACACCTGGGTCGTGACTCGGATCAATCAGCTGCAGCAGGACCTGACCGACGCGCATGAGGCAACGGAGGATGAGCTGGCGATTTTCCGCACTTACATGTCCTTTGACGAGCAGGGGCTGGTCATCGGCAAGACGGGCAATCCCTTCACATTCCGCGTGGTGAATGACAGGCTGGCCTTCTATATGAATGACAGCGAAGTCGCGTACCTCTCGAATAACAAGCTCTATGTCACCCATGCCGAAATTCTCTCCCGGCTCATCATCGGCAAGTTTGCCTTTGAGCCTCAGAGCAACGGCAACCTCTCCCTGATCTATAACGGCTGACGCCGGGAAAGGAGATATTATGGCAACAACAGTAGCGTACAGCGCATCGCTGTGTACCAGAAAGACCGGTTCGTCTTCCAACGCCAAGAGCAATGCTGCCAGCCAAGAATTCTACGAGAACAGCTACAACTATGTGGGCATCATCTCGTTCTCCGGCATGAACCTGGCCAACAAGGTGATCAAGAGCATCTGGCTCTCCATTGACGCGGCGAAGGCAGGTTACGGCGCGGGATCAACCAAGACCGTCTATATGCGCAAGGCCAACTACCAGAACGGCATCGCGTCAGGCGTGACGGGCATCAATTACACCGGGGATGCGCTGGGGACATTCACCGGCTCGTTCTATGGCAACAGCACCGCCTATCAGATGACAGACACGCTGTTTACCAACATGGCGGCGTACATCGCCCAGGGGAACAACAGCTTCACCATCTACAATCCCAGCCCCAGCACCTCATCTCAAGGATATTCGTACAATTACCTGCAGTGGTCCAGCGTCACAATCACCATCACCTATGAGGAAGCGGTATCGCAGCCGTCTGTATCCTCTTCATCCGTGAACATGGGCAGCGCGGTGACGATCTACACCAACCGGGTCAGCACCGCCACCACGCATACGCTGCTCTATACCTTCGGCAACGTCAGCGGGACGATTGCGACCTCTGTTGGCTCGTCTGTCAGCTGGACACCCGCGCTGACACTGGCCGCGCAGATTCCCAACGCCACCAGCGGTGTATGCACCATCACCTGTCAGAGCTACAACGGCGGCACATTGACCGGTACGCGCACCTGCACGCTGACGCTGAATGTCCCCTCGACGGTGGCTCCGACAATCTCGACCGTAACGGTCAGCGACACCAATAACACGGTGGCGACTAAGATCGGCGCATATGTGAAAATGCTCAGTACGCTGTCAGTGGAAATCACGGCGGCGGGAACACAGGGCAGCACAGTATCATCCTATCGCACATCGCTGGACGGTGTGAATTACACGGAGGCATCGTTCACCTGCAGCAAGCGCCTGTCCGCATCCGGCGACCTGACGCTCACGGTTACGGTTACGGACAGCAGAGGCAGGACGGCGACCTATACCGAAACGCTGACGGTGCTGGATTACAGTTATCCCTCCATCCGCCTGTTCAAGGCGGACCGCTGCAATGAGGACGGCACCGCTGCGCAGGTGGACGGTACACATGTGCGCTATTCCTTCCAGGGCAGTGTGGTCTCACTGAACAACAAGAACGCGCTGGCTGGCGTGGTGTACTACAAACTTGCCAGTGATTCGGAATGGACGAAAGCGGAGTCGCTGCCGGTCACCTCATACACCCTCAGCGCCACAGACAAGGTGCTGACACAGATTTTCGACGCGCTTTCCAGCTATGACATCAAGGTGCGTCTGCAGGACTATTTCTACTATGTGGAGCAGGCGGTGTCCATCGGCACAAAGGGCGTCATCATGGATTTCCTGGCGGACGGAACGGGCATCGCCTTCGGCAAGGTGGCGGAGACTTCCGGCTACGCAGAGTTCGGCTGGCCGCTGAAGCTGACGGAGCCTTTGGAGATCGAGCAGGGCGGCACAGGCGCGTCCACCGCCGCGGGCGCTCTTTCCGCGCTGGGCGGTGTGAAAAAGAGCGGCGACACCATGACGGGCAATCTGTCCATTCAGGGCTATCTCTATCCGTCCATGTACCTGCTGCCGTACTACAACAATACTACCAACCGCACGGTGTTTGAGGGCAGCTATGCCGGGGCGTCCTCTTTTGCGTCCTGGGAGGACAACACAGGCAACAACCGCCGGATGCTGGAAGTCAGGACGAAGGCGTATCAGAGCAGCCTGGATTACGCGGTGCTGCTCCGCGTCTGCGACGCCGGGAACTGGGCGAACTATCGTATATTCCATTCCGGCATGGTGACGGGCGTGCCTGTAGCCAACGGCGGCACGGGCGCGACCACGGCTGTCGCAGCTCTTGCCAATCTTGGCATCTTCTACGCGAGTTCGCTGCCTTCATCGGGTACGGATGGACAGATTTGCCTGGTGCCGGTCTAAAGGGGTGACTATATGGCGCAGACCTTTACAGCAACAGCGAACAGCAATACGACCATCGGCTACGCGCTGTACGGCAGTTCCTCCTGGAGCAAAGGCTCCTCCAACGGTGCGTGCCAGGGCGCGTACCAGAAAACATCGGCCAGCGGTTCCCGCGTGGGCGTGATGCTTTTCTCGGGGGCAGGTACGGCGCTGAAGGGGAAAATCATCAGGAACATCGTGTTTTCCATCACGTCGTCCAAAGCCGGCTCGGGCAGCACATCCAAGGTGCTGACGTTCAGGAAAGGCACGCAGCAGACCTTTCCCACGGGCGGCAACGGCTCCGCCATGGTGGGCGATGTGCTGGGCACACTTACCGGCAAGTTCTATGGGAACACCACAACGTTCACGCTGAACGCATCATCTAACACGGCCTTCTTTAGCGCCCTGGCGGCGTATCTGAGGGCAGGTAATTCTCTGCTGGTTCTCTATAACGGCGAGACGTCCACAAGCTCAGGCTACTCTGCGAACTATGCCCGTGTCACGTCCATCACCATGACGGTGACCTATGAAGCCGCGACGGTGTGGTACCGGACGGGCGGACAGTGGGTGCAGTGTGCCGTGTACTACAGGCTGAACGGCGTGTGGGTGCAGGTCGCGCCATATTACCGCAGCGGCGGCGCATGGATACAGGTTTAGGAGGACTCGCATGAAACAGCATAGATCCCGGGATCGACCCGCTCTCAACACGAGGGCGGGTTTTCCATATCACAACAACGAAACGGAGGAAAGACTATGAGGGACTTTTCCATTGATCTGATCTGGACGAAGGTTCAGATCGCCATTACGGCTATCGGCGGATGGCTGGGCTACTTTCTGGGCGGTATGGACGGACTGATGATCGCGCTGATTGTGCTGATGACCCTGGATTACATCAGCGGCGTCATGTGCGCCATCATCGACAGGAAACTGTCCTCGGCAGTGGGCTTCAAGGGCATCTGCAAGAAGGTGTTCATCCTGATGCTGGTGGGCGTGGCGCACATCATCGATCTGCATGTGGCCGGCACGGGCAGCGCACTGAGGAGCGCGGTGATCTGCTTCTATATGTCAAACGAAGGCCTCAGCCTGCTCGAAAACGCCGCGCATGCAGGCCTGCCCATCCCCGACAGGCTGAAGGACATTCTGTCCCAGCTGCATGACAAGGACCGCACTGCCACGACCGACCGGGGCGACGGCGAATGACCGCCGCCCTCATTTCATGATGGGAGGATATACGAATGTCTGAGAGAATCAATACCCCGTTCACCAACGAGCATTTCGTGGACTGGTGTCTGAAAATGGCGGCTGCCAAGTCGCCCTACTGGTACGGCTCCTGCGTCTACAAAGCCAGTAACAGTCTGCTCTCCCGCAAAAGCAAACAGTATCCCCAGCACTACGGCTTCAGCCGCACTTCCCGCTACAGGAAGGACATCGCCAGCAAGCAGGTGGTGGCCGACTGCGTGGGCGGCTGCAAGGGCTATGCCTGGACGAACGGCGGGCAGGGCGTGCTGGAGAGCATCGGCACGGACAAGACCTTCACCAGCAAGTATGGCTCCAACGGGTGTCCAGACAAAAGCGCCAGCGGCATGTTCGCCTACTGCAAGACCAAGGGCATGGACTGGGGCACGATTGACACCCTGCCTGAAATTCCCGGCGTGGCGCTGTTCACGGACGGGCATATCGGCTACTACGTCGGCAACGGATATGCCGTGGAATGGCGCGGCTTCAACTACGGCTGTGTCAAGACCGTGGTAAAGCAGCGCACCTGGAAACACTGGGCGAAGCTGCCCTTCATCCACTACGGAGATACCACTTCCACACAGCCCGCTGAAACCGTCACCTATACGCTGGGCAGCCGTCTTCTGAAGAAAGGCTCCTCTGGTGCGGATGTGAAGACGCTACAGGAGCTACTGAACCAGCTGGGCGCGGCTCTGACGGTGGACGGTGATTTCGGCAGCAAGACCGAAAGCGCCGTGAAGGCTTTCCAGAAGAAGGCCGGGCTGAAACAGGACGGCAAATACGGTGACCAGACCCACACCGCCCTGATGGCCGCTGTGGCTGACAATGATGTCGGCCAGAAGACGGAGCCTGATCCGGAGCCGGAAACGCCGCAGGAAACACCTGTGACACGAGTTAAGATCGTCTGTGACAACGGCACGGTCAATATCCGTCAGGGCAACGGGGCGGATTACGCCCGTATCACCTCTGTTAAGGACGGAACCGAGCTGGAGTGGATTGCCACCGCCCAGAACGGCTGGCACGCTGTGAAAGTTGGCAGCCAGGTCGGATGGGTGTCGGGGAAGTACAGCGAAATCATCAATGCGTAACTTTTGCTCAGAAATGAGCTAAAGTCCATAAGCGCCGCTGGCAGAGACGTGGCTCTCTGCTGGCGGCTATTTTTGTTTTTTGGCTACTGTAAAAACATATGACTTTTGGGCGTAGGAAGGTGAACCGACAAACGATTGGAGGGACACCGGATGACGCTCGATGAAAAGAAACGCCTGATTGCGATGCGTGAGGCAGGTAATAGTTATGCAGAAATTGCTGACACGCTTGGAATATCAAAGAACACCATAAAGACGTTTTTCAGAAGAAACCGGATGATGTGCGAAAACCAGGAGCAGTCTGATCCTGGTGATAATGAGCATAAAGCTGAAAAACTATGCATTAATTGCGGGAATCCCGTCATCCAGCAGCCAGGAAGAAAGGTCAAAAAGTTCTGCTCTGACATTTGCCGTACACGCTGGTGGAACAGCCATCTGGATCAGGTCAGGCGGAAGGCCATGTATGAATACACCTGCCCAAACTGTGGCAGTAAGTTCACCGCTTACGGAAACGCTCACAGGAAATACTGCTGTCATGAGTGCTATATCGCGGACAGATTCGGAGGGAAGCATGACAGCTGATGTGTTTGAACGGGAGCGCTGTTATGGGCTGGTTATGCATCAGATGAAAAGGCTGCTTGCCGCCAGGCTTATCACGACGGATGAATTCAGGGAGATCGAAGCGCGGTTCCGGGCAAAATATCATCCCGTCACCGGCTCTGTATTAGTAGAAACCCAGTTGCTATGTATCGAAAACGGAGTGATTAATGGTAGCGGTAAGGAGGGCTCAGAAGATGAAGAAAATCAGTATTCTGGAGCCGGCAGCGCCAGCATTTAAGCCCAGAAAGCATGTCGCAGCCTATGCCCGTGTTTCCATGGAGACTGAAAGGCTGAAGCATTCCATCTCAGCCCAGATCAGCCATTACAGCGCGCTGATTCAGAAGAACCCTGAATGGATTTATGCCGGGGTTTACGCGGATGACGCGGTTTCGGGAACGGGCATTGACGGGCGCGGTGAGCTTACCCGCCTGATTGCAGATTGCAACGCCGGGCTCGTAGACATTATTCTCGTAAAATCAATCAGCCGTTTTGCCCGTAACACTGTCGACCTGCTGGAAACGGTTCGGCACCTGAAAGACATTGGCGTGGATGTCTGGTTCGAGGAGGAAGGGATCCATTCCCTTGATGCTGACGGAGAACTGATGCTGACGATCCTCGCTTCATTCGCACAGGAGGAGAGCCGCAGTATCTCAGAAAATGCGAAATGGGGTATCCGCAAGGGCTATGAGCGCGGTGAGGCGCGAAACTGCATGCTCTATGGCTATCGCTGCCGAAATGGAGAAACAGTGATCGAGAAAAAAGAAGCAGAAGTAGTACGCAGGATTTTTCAGATGTTTATCGCCGGTGATTCATGCTATATCATCGCCAAAAAGCTGAATGAGGAAGGAATACCCAGTTTCTATGGCAAGACGTGGTCAAACACAGTGATCAGCAGCATGCTGCACCAGGAGAAATACATCGGGAACCGCATGATGCAGAAATACTACACTGAAAGCCATGTCAGCCACAAGGTAGTGAAAAACAAGGGTGAGCTGCCGATGTACTATCTGGAAGGGACGCATCCGGCTATTATCGATGAAGAAACCTACCGGATGGCGCAGGAAGAATACGCGAAGCGATATGGCGTGGAGATTGTAAACGGCACTGCTGAACGCGCTCATTATATGTACCACCATCCCGGAGAATACAGAAAATCAGAGTTCCATTTTCGCCGGGCACAATGGACGGAAGAGCAGCGGCGGGAAATCAGCGAAAGAAGGCGGTCGAGGGATATGTACGGTCATGCCCAGCACGACCTGACGCTGTTCCTCAAATGTGAAGGCTGCGGTGAAAACCTTGTCGCCCAAGTGCGCAGTTTTACTGACGGGACACAGAGCAGGCGCTGGCATTGCTACCGGCACAGCAAAGTGGCCCCTGAAACACCAAAACCGATGTACATGAGAGACTGTACGCTCAAAAAGATCATCTGCGAGGTTCTTGGTTTGAATGAGTTTGACGAAAACGTCATGCTGGAGCATTTGACGCACATTTCTGTCCTTGGAACGAGGCTTACCTTCCATTTCAGGGATGGACATATCGAAGAGAGAACCTACGCGCATGAAAAACGCAAACGCTGCCCAAGGAGGTACTGAACATGGCAACAATAACGAAAATCCCGGCGACGGTCAGCAGATTTACCGCCGCGCCGATTGCGGTCAAGCAGAAAAGAAAAGTCGCCGCCTATGCCCGCGTTTCAACGGATCATGAGGACCAGCTGAACAGCTACGAAGCACAGTGCGATTACTATGAGCGCTTCATCAGGGAACATGACGAATGGGAGTACGCCGGCCTGTACAGCGACGAGGGCATCAGCGGCACCTCCACCAAGCGCAGGAACGGGTTTAATCAGATGGTGGAGGATGCCTTGGCCGGGAAGATCGGACTCATTCTGACAAAGTCTGTCAGTAGATTTGCCCGCAACACGGTTGACAGCCTCACGACCATCCGCAAACTGAAGGAACACGGCACTGAGGTCTATTTCGAGAAGGAAAATATATGGACCTTCGACTCCAAAGGCGAACTGCTGATCAGCATCATGTCCAGTCTTGCGCAGGAAGAAAGCCGCAGCATTTCGCTCAACGTCACCTGGGGCCAGCGTAAGCGATTTGCTGACGGAAAAGCGACAGCGCCGTTCTCCGTTTTCATGGGCTATGACCGTGGGGAGAACGGCGAATTTGTTTTAAACCTGGAACAGGCTAAGGTTGTGAAACTTATATACGCTGAGTTCATCAAGGGCTTCTCCTTCGTTGCTATTGCCAGAAAGCTGACAGAAATGGGCATCAAATCACCGAAGGGATTGAAGTTCTGGAACCCAAGCACCATCAAATCCATTCTGACGAACGAAAAATACAAGGGCTGCGCGCTGCTTCAGAAACGCTATACGGCTGATTACCTGACAAAGAAAGTCGTTGTGAACAATGGCGCGGTTCCGCAGTATTATGTTGAAGATCATCATCCCGCCATTATCGAGGCTGAAACCTTCGACAGAGTGCAGGATCTGATCGCGCAGCGCAGCCGGGAAAAGCATTTCAGCGGTTCTACCATTTTCTCCACCAAGATCCGCTGCGGCGAGTGCGGCGGATGGTTCGGCTCGAAAGTTTGGCACTCGAAAGACCAGTACCGAAGGGTCATATGGCGGTGCAACGCCAAATACGCCGACAGGAAAAGCAAATGCGGGACACCGCATGTTACAGAGGATGAAGTGAAAGCCGCGTTCATCCGGGCAGTCAATAAAATGAGCGGGGATAGAAAAGCACTGATGGCCGACCTGCGGGAGGTACAGCAGGCCTTCAGTGGATCAGAGGAACTTGAAAGCAGGCTGCGCGAACTGGATGAGCGCCTGAACGCCGAGGCAGACGAGGTCCAGGAGATGATCGCCACCAACGCCAGGGTCGCTCAGAACCAGGATGAATACAGCACCGCATATGATGCGGCGGTTGGCAGGTACGAATCCACCAAGGCGGAGCGGGACAGTGTTGCCGCGGAGATCCGGCAGAAGGGCATTCGCCGCCGGGAATTCGAACGTTTCATCACGGAACTGGAAAAGCTGCCCGACGCGGTGACGGAATTTGATGAATCGCTCTGGGGCAGCATGGTGGAATATGTGACGGTCAGGAAAGATAAAACGATGGGGTTCACCTTGATCGGCGGAACAGAAATTGAAGCCTAACCTGCCGCAAGCGCGTCTCTTCATTTTCTGAAGGGACGCTTTTCTTATGCCTTCCCCGTACTTTATAACGATGAATCCGCAAACGTTAAAAAGTGAAACCTTTTGAAACCACTGGTTTCATTTGCCTGGCTATCATTACATTGTATCAAATAGACGTGCAAAATAGATATCATTCTCACCAAAAGCCTGTCACGCTTTGCCCGAAACACAGTGGATACGCTCAACGTTGTCCGCAGGCTGAAGGAGCTGGGCATCGAGGTCCGATTTGAAAAGGAAAACATCTGGACCTTCGACAGCAAGGGCGAACTGCTCATTACCATCATGTCCTCGCTGGCACAGGAGGAAAGCCGCTCCATCAGTGAAAACTGCACCTGGGGTCAGCGTAAGCGCATGGCAGACGGCAAGGTTTCGGTTCCCTTCAGCCGCTTCCTGGGCTACGATCGCGGGGAGAACAGTGAGCTGGTGGTGAATCCGGAGCAGGCAGAGATCGTTATGCGCATCTACACTGAGTTTCTGCAGGGGGCCACGCCCCACACCATTGCGGCAGGCCTGACGGCTGACAGCATCCGGTCTCCCGGCGGCAAGGACAGGTGGAACCCCAAGACGGTGCAGAGCATTCTCCAGAATGAGAAGTACAAGGGTGACGCGCTCCTGCAGAAGTGCTTTACCGAGGACTTCCTCACGAAAAAGCAGGTGAAGAATCAGGGGCAGGTGCCGCAGTATTATGTGACCGGCGACCATGAAGCCATCATCCCGGAGGATGTATTCGATATGGTGCAGCGGGAGATTTCGATGCGGAAGCCCGGCCCCAACCGGCACAGCGGCGTCCGGGTTTTCTCCAGCACCATTTACTGCGGGGAATGCGGCGGCATGTACGGCTCCAAGGTGTGGCATTCCAATGACAAGTATCGCCGGGTAGTCTGGCGATGCAACAGGAAATACGATGGCGATCAGCCCTGCGGCACACCCCATTTCGATGAGGAAACGCTGAAGCAGCTGTTCCTCTCCGCGCTGAACAAGCTGGTCGGGAAGCGCAACGAGATCAGAGACAGCTTTGACGCCATTCGCAGCACGGTGTTCGACACGGATGCGCTGGAAGCAGAGCTGGCGCAGGTCGAAGCAGAGATGAGTATCGCCGCAGAACAGGTCGCCCGAAGCATCCGCGAGAACGCTATGGTCGCGCTTGACCAGTCTGCCTACCGTGCAAGGCACGATGCCCTCTGCGACCGCTACGAAAGCCTCAAGGCACGCTGCGAAGAGCTGAAGGAGACCATCTCCGACAAGCAGACCCGGCTGGCTGCCATTGATGATTTTCTGAGAACGCTCATGAAGCAGGAGGCGCTTCCCACAACCTTCGACCCGATGACCTACCATATCCTTGTCGAACGGATGACGGTCTACAGCAAGGCCAGGGTGATGGTTCGGTTCAAGAACGGTATGGAAATTCAGGCCTGACACTTCGGCTCCCGTGCAAAAGCGGGAGCTTTTCTTTGTTCCCCCAAAAAACAAAAAAAGGCGCAGCGCAGCGTACATCTGCTACCAATTTCCGAAACTGCTACCAATTCTGCCACCAATTTTCTATCCGCATATTGCTTGTATTCAACACGCCACCTTGATTTCATAACAGGAATAGGTGGCGTCCTTGATCTGATCCGCGATGGGCGCAGACACAAGGTCAGCCATCAGCTCCACAACGTCGCGGGGCGTCCAGTGCTCACCGGCTTCCTCATTGTTGGCCTCGTTGAAGCGGCGCACAAGCTCCTCGAAGATGGTGCCCATAGCATGGTTGTCCAGACCGGGGAGATTGCCGCACGGCTTCGGGCTGAGGTTAATGTCCTTGCTGATAAACTTCTGGATGACCGCGCCGAGAATGTCGGCTTCGATCATCGTGTCGATCTGATTGCGGAACTTGAACTTTTCCAGAATCTCCTGCACGTTAGGCGAAAAGCCGTCGAGATATGCTTCAAAATCCGCCCTGAGCTTTTGCGGGGTTGGGCGGCTGGTCAGGTCGCGCAGGCAGAAGGGCGAAGCGTTGCAGAAAGCCTGCCCAGCTGTATTGCATAGCGCGCCCCATTGGTTAGTGATGCCTGCCGTATCGAGCCTCTTCTTCATCGCCAGCACCTGCGGTTTGGTATCCTCGAGCACAGCATCAAGGCGACGGATGACCGTCATGGGCAGAATCACATCGCGGTACTTACCGCGCACATAAACATCGCGCAAGCAATCATCGGCGATACCCCAGATAAAGTTTGCAATCGTGTTGAGCATACGAGCGTCCATCGGTTTGGCCTCCTGAATCTCTGTTATGCGTTAATCCTCGTCATCGACAAATTCCATGATATCCCCAATATTGCAGTCGAGAGCTTTGCAAATCTTGGCAAGCACTGTCGTGGTAACGGCTTCACCTTTGCCCATCTTGATGATGACGCCTGAGCTGATGCCTGCGGCGAGCTGCAGGTCCTTCTTGCGCATCCCTTTGTCGATGAGCAGTTTCCAAAGCTTATTGTAACTTGTTGCCATCAAGGTTCACCTTCCTGCTGTCGAGTGGTATCACCATCATTATACGATATATGTTGCATCTTTGCAATCGACAGACATACGAAAAGAAGAATTACTCTTGCTTTTATGTGAATAAAGCGATGCATAGAGATGGCGGGTAAAGGCAGAAATGAAAAACGTGAAACAGCATGAACTGCTCGCGTCTTTCCGTGATGGGTGTTTGAAATATGATCATTTTGATATGCGCCGAGGTCATGACCTGTTACGCAATCATCCCAAAGAACCTCAGTGCATCTTCAATCGCCTTTTCCTTATCCGGCGGGCAGATCAGCATCTTTGCGCTCTCGGACTTTGCTTTGTTGTAGCATTCGCGCTCGATAATCCCATGCTTTCTTTTCACCTGCGCGATGTACAGCGGCGTGACGTTCAGGCCGGTCTGTTCCTTCACGCGCGCCTGAATCTCGCCATAGGTCGCCTTGCTTTCGGCCTTGGTGACGGCGAGCTCGTCTGCGTCGATGCCGACCTTGACGATATCATCCGGCTTTTGTTGGACCAATGACATAACCGTTTCCACATGCTCATTATTGTCCAAACTTAAGTTCATATCTTCCTCAATAATGGGAAGCCTAAAACGAATGGATTTTAACCACTGGCCGTTAGGCTGGCGATCTTCATGAATCTGAATTTCAGAGATGAGCGCTTCCATTACTCGACGCCGTTCCACATCATTCATGGCTGAATACAATTTATCAAAGCACATCAATACCTTATAGATGTTATCACCGGTCAATTTCTCAGCTTCAATCGCCTGCCTTTTGGCTCTTGCCTCAATCATTTGCGATTCTTCATCTTCTATCTTATCATACATCCGATAAAGACGATCATCAAGATCTGCTTTCCGTTTGAAATAGTGACGGTCATCAGGGTCAAGGGAATCTATTTCTTCCATCAGTTTCGATTTTATAGAATAGAACTGACGTAGCTGCTTTTCATGGTTTGCAATCTCCTGATCCAACATGGAAGTGTCTACTTTCATGTTGATTTTTTCCTGCATCATAGATGCAAATTTAGGCTTGCTAACCAATGCTACAATAACCTCTGTCACCGCATCGTCTAACAGTTCCTCACGAATCTGCTTTCTGTACTCGCATTTGTGCCCCCGTGTCATGGTACGATGCTTGCAGCCATAATAATAAAAATCCTTGTACTTTGTACCATCTTTTTTATGCTTGATACATTTATTTCCGTACATTCCTGCGCCACAAATCGGACACTTCACAATGCCTGAAAGCAGGTGGGTTCTGGTATCTTTGCCTTTGTTCACATGCTCATATTTTTTTGCTTGTGCAAGCAGCTTAACCTGTGCGGCCTGCCAGACTTCTTCAGAAATAATAGCTTCATGCAATCCATCTACCAGTAAATAATTATCTTGTTCAACAAGATGATAATCGTTTCTGGTTCCATGAACTTTTTCGGTTCTTCTGCGTCCATAAGCAATTTTCCCACAGTATACTGGATTTTTTAGAATCAAACGAATTAAATGGGCATCAAACAAAGGATTCTTTCCATTCTGCCGCTGGATTTTTCGTATTCCATGATTCTCCAGATATTTTGCAATGCCATTGGAGCCAATGTCCGTATTAACATACCGATCAAAAATCACCCGGATTGCGGCAGCTTCTTCTTCGTTGATCTGTAATTCGCCATCAACAAGCTGATAACCATAAGGGGCAAAACCACCATTCCATTTTCCCTCTCTGGCTTTCTGGATACGCCCCTCCATTGTTTGGACACGAATATTTTCACGCTCAATCTCAGCAACCGCAGAGAGAACCGAAATCATCAGTTTACCGGCATCCTTAGAAGAATCAATTCCGTCCTCAACGCAGATAAGGTTTACCCCAAAATCCTGCATAACCTGTAAAGTTGAAAGCACATCCGCCGCATTTCTTCCAAAACGAGAAAGTTTAAAAACAAGAACAAAGGAAACGCCGTCTTTTCCCGACTTAATATCATCCATCATTTGATTGAACTGTATCCGTCCCTCGATGGATTTTCCAGATTTTCCGGCATCTTCATATTCTCTAACAATCTCATAATCGTTATAATCAGCAAAGGCTTTTATCCTGGACTTCTGGGCATCCAGAGAATATCCGTCAATCTGCATTGTCGTTGACACTCTTTTATAGGTATACACTTTCACTCTTTCTCTGTTCATATTCAACCTCGCTCATAGTGCCACAACAATGCACTACTTAATTGTTATTCGTTTTTGCCTTAACACTTAAGCCGAATTTATTTGATGCTGCTCTACAGAGCTGCACACTTCTTCGTCAAGTGTTTGGACTTAATTATCACGATACAATTATATCATGCGGCCTTTTGGTTTTCAACGCTTTCTTGCTTTAAAGTGCTAAATTCTTTTGACTTTTTTATCTTCGGCGGTTCTGGCAAATTATCAATATCCAATTCGTCTGCATACTTCTCAATCAAGTTAGCAAGTAAATCTGCAAAACCGCTCCATTCATCTCCCATAGGCTACCTCCATAGATAGAAAAAGCCAGCCTCCTACCACATCATCACACCTTTCTATATCAAAAAGAAGTGCTGCACCGGAATAGTCCAGTGCAGCACCGCTTTAATCTTATTTTTGATACCGTATTATCTGGACAGCAGGACTGCCCATCAGCACACCCCCGGTACTGGGAATATCCAAGCCGGTTCAGGGTTTCCAGCCAGATGGCTGCTGAACCGCCGCATACCGCCGATAGGTGGTTGACACCATATTCGCAGTAAGTTTCGGTGAGTGGCACGGTTTCTTATGCTGCGTGTTATGGCACTTTCCAGCCCACCACAGGCCGGTTATCAACCACCAAATAACCGCTCGGCCCCTTTGATGTCATCGTGTTGACGGATGCTCTGACCATCCGCAGGGGGTCTTGGCGTTTGTGCTATGTGATGCTCGGCGCAGCACTCAAAAACTTGAATACTGGATATGAACGGTTGCCCGCTGTTTGTCAAGGTTCCATGAGTGAAAAGGGAAGATTTCCCCTTTCACTATAAAGGACTGGGAACGGGCAAAAGTTGTTATCATGCAACCAGCTTTTTCTGAATTTTCTTCAGTGCCACCTTTGCGGAACGCATCACGGTTGACTTATTGCTTCCCTCCATTTTTGCGATCTCCATGTATGTATACCCGTAGGCAAAATGGAGCAAGAAGCGCCGCCGCTGTTTCGGAGTAAACTCATTGAGAGCTTCCTGGATTTCATGCAAAGTCCTTATGCGCTCATAGGTCTGCTCCAGCGTTTCCGTAGATACTTCAAAGATCAAGCAGGTATCCCAGGAACGGGCGTCACGATGTCTAAAATCCGCCTTGCGCTGACGTTCAACTTCACGCTCGTAATCAACAAATACCTGATAGATTTCACGGCATACCTCAACCGTAACCGGGATTCCATTTTCATTCAAAATCGTAACTCTGCACATTGGATACTCCTTATGCGGCTTCATCCAGCCGCACCAGAATGCCGTCAAGAAAAGGAGCATCCTCACAGGTGTCATTCTGCATCATGCAGGCACAGCAGCACGGGCAGGGCGCAGGCTCGTCCTCTGCCAAAATGACAACTGCTTCACCGGGTTGTAATTTAATGACTCGTACCAATTTTTCCAT